TTTTTAGCAATAAGTTCTCTTAATCCTCTATAATATTCATCATAAGTCAATACATCTCCATCCTGAAGACTTAATAAATCGGCAATTTTTTCATTTATTGTCTCTACATTAAATGCCATTTTGCTGTTTCTTAAGTTTCTCTTCTTCTAGATGATTTAATAACATACCAACATAAATGTCCCTTTCAAAAGGCATTAAATTTTCAATCTCTGTTAATGAATATTTATGAAACTGAACCAAGGAAAAGTTAAGTTCATAATAATTTTTCAAGTCCATATGGGACATTGCTACGCGAAAAAACTTGATAACCCTTCAAGAACAACTTCACTTTTTACTTTTGTTTTTGGATTAATTACTTTAACTTTATGTTCAAGTTTAGGCATAGTTTCAAAGAATTTCTCAATTTGTTTGAATTGAGTTGTATTCATTTGATCTAGAAAATCAACCAATTCTTTTTTAGTTACATCACTAGAAGACCAAACTTCATCCTCATTATAAATTTTATCAATACAGTCTGCAACTAATTCAAAAGACTGCTCCATACTTGCACTTGTTAAATCAAAATTACTTTTGATAAATTGATCCAAAGAAGGATACTTCATTTCCATCATTAAGGAATCGTCAAGTTTGATTTTATTTGTGTGTTCTTTATTTTTTTGAACCTGTATTTCATCAACATTTATAGTTACAGAAACAGTGGTTTCACCATCATCAGGACAAATAATAGAGACTTCTATTTCTTCTCCAACAGATCTTGATCTTATATTGAGAAAAATAAATTCAATATCAAAGGTGGGTAAATTCTCTACTTTAATTCCTTTAGTTTCTATACAGTTTTTAATTACTGTTTTGATTGCTGTTGTGATTTGTTTAGTATCTTCGGATTCTAATGCAAGAAGAAGTAGTTTTTCTTCCTTTACAAGAAAAGGTCTATATTTTATTTTCTGTCCAGTTGAAGGTAACTCAAGTTCATAAGTTGGTGTTACAATACTAGGTAATGGCATAATTTCTGATTACTAATTCAGTTGTTTTATTTATTATCCATTCTGGAAAGTATTAATGTTTATGTCACTAATATTGGTTGGCGTTAGTGCTCTAAGTGCTGCTTGATCTAATGGACTATCATTATAACCCTGTCCAGATAATGGATTAGTTAATCTATTGTAAGATGCTTGTAAATTTGGATCAGAAAATCTTGATAAATCTGGAACCCCAGAAGCATTGGTGTTTGAAGTGTTGGAAGAAGATGAAGAAGTAAAACTACTTATCCAATAACGACTATAAGTAAATGATACTGTACACTTTAATAATTGAGAAGCTTCATAAGATACTGGCATTGACTGAATGCTTATAGGAAATGCTTTTACAAAGTTATATTGCAATCTACTACCCGCATGATTTTTTTCAAATTTAGTGATTGATAATTCATCAGTACAATAGTCAACTGGATAATTTGCTCTATAACTATATTTACGAGACTCTAAATATTGCTCATTTACAGTATATCCAATCCATGATTCAAATAATTTTATCGCATAATATTCTTCTGCATCAACATAAAAACTAAAATCAGCACGATCATCGTACAATCTACGATATGAATGCTTTTCCGAAACACCATGATAATCATTATTAATATCAATAGTTGCAAGCGATGAACCGGGAAGAGTTGCATCGGAACATGCTAATGTTAATCTATCAAATAATTTACTTGGACTAATGTCAGAAACACGATTTTTCAAGTATCTTGGTAGTCCAGGTGCTAGTCCAAAATTACAAACATAAAATGAAGTTAAAGATGGATTCAATAACTTAGATTTTATTTTATTCATTAGAACTTTTTGGGTTGATGCTCCTTGAGACATTTAATAAATATACAGATTATAATGTATTTATGGACAGAGAGGGAAAATATCATCAAGGAAGATTTCACCCAAGAAACCCAGAAAAATATAAAGGTGATGTGAGAAATATAATTTATAGATCTTCTTGGGAACTTAGATTTATGCAATATTGTGATAGAAATAATTATATTCTTGAATGGGGTTCAGAAGAATTTTTCATTCCTTATCTTGATCCAACAACAGGAAAAGTAAGAAGGTATTTTCCTGATGCTTATGTAAAAATTCAAGAAAGTAGTGGAAATATTGTAAAATATATTGTTGAAATTAAACCACTTCGACAGACTAAACCACCAGTTCCAGGTAAAAAGAAAACAAAAACTCTGATTACAGAAGCACTTACCTACGAAAAAAATCAGGCAAAATGGAAGGCTGCAGAAGAATGGTGTAAAGATAGAATGATGAAATTTAAAATACTTACAGAGAAAGAACTTTTTTAATTATAAATAATAACAGAGATATAAAATAAAATGAATTGTTATTATACATACGCATATCTGAAAGAAGACGGTACGCCATACTATATTGGTAAAGGTAAGGGAAATAGATGGCATCAAAAACATGGTAAAAATTGCATTCCACCAAAAGATAAAAATAGAATAATAAAACTCAAACAAAATATTACTGAAGAAGAAGCATTTAAACATGAAAAATATATGATTGCCATTTTTGGTAAAAAATGCAATGGAACTGGTGTATTGATGAATATTGCTGATGGTGGAAATGCTCCGCCAACTTATTATGGTGATGATAGTCCAACAAAACGACCAGAAGTTAGAGCAAAGATAGGTGCTTCCAACAAAGAAAAATTAAAAGGAAGAAAAATTTCAGAAGAATCAAGGCAGAAACAATCAAATACTTGGAAAGAAAAATTAAAAAATAATCCAAGACCTATATCTTACTATACAGAAAATTTAAAAAAAATGGCAGAAAGAAATAGGACAGATAAAGAAAAACATAGAAAACATAGTGAATTTATGAAACATCAAACTTTTGCGGCCAAACCAATAGCGTATAACAATAAAATATATGAATCTATGACTGAGGCAATCAAACAAACTGGACTTTCTAGATATCTTATTCTAAAAAGAGGTGGAAAATTTATTGATAAGAAGAAATAATTAATTATTATTTTATACTATAAATAAGATATAAAAAGAACTTCTATTCTAATGTTGCGTAAAAGAAATAAAAACTGGAGTATTATTGGGGAGGAGTTCTGATGGCGCAAAAAAATCAGAGTGGTAGTTTTACTTCTACTCTTCCTGGAGGAAATCCTTTATATTTTAAAGTACAAACTACATACCAAACTGATCAAGGAGGAAATCCTATTCCAGGATCTCAAACTCATACATTATTGTATAATCCTGGAAATGGAACTTATTATCCGGCTGCGACTACAAATAATTTTAGAACATTTGATTTAAAAAAATATACTCCGGCAGAAATTGCCAATGCTGGAATAACTCAATATGCTCAACCAGACGGAACAGTATTAGGCCCAACTGCAGCAAAATCATTACAAACTTATGGTGGTGTAATAAATTCAAATATGCGTGGTGCAGTTGCCAGCACTTCCATCAATAACGGTCTAACTCCTATACAATCACAAACGGTACAAGGTGTTCCTCAAAACGCATCTACCACACTAACACCTTCTGATAGTCCTCAAGGCGGAAATCAACCTCCACCTTTACCAACAACAACAATTGATAGTTTAAATTTACTTTCAGGAAAACCACTTCCAGGTAGACCTATAAAAGAAAATTATGGGACTGATATGAGATATCCACAACTTATGGAAAACATGGATGTCATTAAATTTACTGCAATACAATATGGTGGAAGGGGATTTGCAAAAGATCTTATTGGATTTTCAGAAACAAGAAATTTAGGGAAGTCTTTAGGTGTTGCAACTTTAGGAATTCAACCATCCATAACGGACAATAATACGGTAAATTGGAGTGGACTTGAAATGAATTTATTAGAAACTACATTTTCTGAAGCAGGTCTGTCTTTTATGGAAAAAGGTGCTGAAGGTTTTAAAAGTTCAATTGATAAAGCAATCAATAGTTTAAATATGGAAGAGGGAGCAAAACAAGCTCTTTTAACTCTTATTGCTCAAGAAGGTGCCAGCACTAAGGGTCTTCTTTCTCGTTTGACTGGAGCAATATCAAATCCAAACCTTGAACTTCTCTTTCAGGGACCACAATTAAGAACTTTTAATTTTAATTTCTCATTCTCTCCTAGAAGAGATGCCGAATCAGTAATGGTTAAAAGAATTATAAATTTCTTTAAAAGAAATATGTCGGTTCAAAGATCAAAGACAAATTTGTTCCTAAAAGCACCTAATGTGTTTAACATTGAATACTTATATGTAGATAAAAAAGTCAGAGGAGAACACCAAGGTTTAAATAAAATAAAAACTTGCGCATTACTTAACTGTTCTGTTGATTATACCCCAACTGGTTCTTATATGACATTTAATGATCCAGAGACTCAGAGCATGGTGTCTTATAATATATCTCTTACTTTCCAAGAACTTGAACCTGTTTATGAAGATGAATACGAAGGACATCCAATAGGTTACTAAAATGACAAAACCATACTTCAGACAAGTTCCAAATTTTGAATACGTTTCTAGAGATTCTGATGCTAAGAACATATCAGATTATGTTCCCGTAAAGAATCTATTTAAAAGAGGAAAACTAAGAGAAGACATCTTTGGTAATTTGGCATTCTTTGAGAAATATTCAATTATTGGGGATGAGAGACCAGATAACGTAGCATTTAACTTTTATGGCGATGAGACTCTAGATTGGGTCATTCTTCTTTCAAATAATATTCTAAACATTCAAGATGAATGGCCAATGACACAGGCACTATTTGATAAGGTAATGTTGGAAAAATATGGATC